GCCGCTTCAATTTCGTAAGTGTGGACAGTGCTAGCTCCTCCAGGCTTCGGCGTGGCACGAGGCATCAGCAATGCCGCCGCAAGCAAAAGCTGAAATGCCTCGCGCTCCGCTCCCTGCGACGGTGAGGGAGGGGCGGCGATCACACCAAGTGGTTCGATAGCCCACATCTGGGGAGCTTGGTGAAAGCGGACACGCAATTCAGTTTCGAGACTATAGCGATCTGTGTCTAACTTCACGCCTCCGGTTTCTAGATTAACAGCTCTCCACGCCACCACCGGGAGACGAGAAGAGCTGGTCGATGCGAGGCGGAGGGCGGCAAGCTCATCCCAATATTTTACGATGAGTTCCTGGTATCGACGGATGATCTTGCGCGCCCTATCCGGCGTAAAATCACCATCGTCATTTGGAATCTCAGGCAACTGACGAGCGAGCAACTCAATCCCTTTTGCTTCTGCGGTCGGTATCATGGACTTGTGACTTTCTGCCGCCTGCTTTGCGGCTCCGCGAGTTGCTGCGCAATCAATCGGATCGATCAGTTTGGTCATCTCAAATCTCGCGTTAAGTAAATTCGTTCGCTACCCACGCTTCCCAATCGAAGCCACAGCGGCATTTAGGAGCAAAGCCTGGCAGGTATTTGCCGTCTTTGTAGTTTGGGCTGCGGGTATCATCACACTGCGGGCACATCGGCTCCAGAACCCGCACGATGGTGCCAGGTGGGAACATCTTGGCGTCGAGTTCCAGCGGCTCGACCTGATGGTCGCCTTCCTTATCGCCGTCAGCGTAACACCACCAACGAGGACGCATCTGGTCGCACTCCGGACCGTCGTACATGTCCGGCTGCATCGTCGCAGTCATCGTTTCGTGGCGCTGGATCTTGATCATTTCAATTTCTCGTAGATTTAAGATCAACGGTAATTATGCGGCCTTGCGCTCCCGAAGGTCGGTTTTCAGGATCGCGATTTGCTCGGGGTTGATCGGGATCAGAGAGTTGGCCGCAGGGATCAAATCGGCGACCTCGGGCCATACCTCGATCACGTCTTCCAGTGATCCAGAAGCCATCACCAGCGCCTTATAGGCGTTGACGCGGATGGTCTTCTCTTTCTTGAAGGCGTCGTCTGCCGTCACCCAGGCTTCAACCGCAGCGGCGGTCTTCTCGTCGCCAATGTAAATGCGGCTGTAGCAGTTCCGATTGCAGGCGATGACGGGCGCGCAATCATCATTCGTGAAACGGAACTGCTGCACCGCGCCGTCCGGGTATTTTACCCGAATACAGGAATCACGCTGGGTGAGGCCATATTTTTCGCAGACGACCATATCGGCTGGCTTGAATTTGGCTTCAACGATCTTGCGAACAAGAGGCTCGGCCTTCTTGTAGGCAGACGCCAAAGCCTTGGCTTCAGCAACTGGCGAAACATGTTCATTGGCGTGAGCAATCAACTTTTCGCGCATCCACTGCAACATCCGACGTTTAGCCACTGTGTTCTCCTGTGAAAATATTGATCTAACGGCTCATCCAGGCTGAGAGGTCGGGTCAGTCGAGGGGAGATTCAGCCGAAGCACACATCCTGATATCTTCAAGAGCGGCCTCATCATCAGCGAAGAAATCGGGGAGAGGAAGATTTAGACGACTAACGGCGTAGATCATGCGGCCTGCGGTTTCTGATCCGTATTTCTTCTCCAGGACGAAGCCTGCTTTTCCAGCCAGACAAATCGCGAAGCCTGCCCGACAATGTGTTGTGTTACACCAATTGGTTTCATCGCACTGACCGCCATGCCAGCCAGACATGTCGAGACCTTGTGCCTTTTTACTTTCGAGCGCGGCAAGAATTGCGGCATCGATGTTTGGCACGACGTAATCCGCGGTTGCTGGGTCGATGCCGTGAAATTCGCAATATTCTGCGCCAGTCCTTGGCTCTGGCGCGGCTTGCATTTGTCGGCCACCCTCAAGACTTTGAGCCGAACCATGAACCATGATGGAGACGTGAGCCGAAGCCTTGATTTTCAGTGCCGACCAGAGGCGGACAAATACATTCCCCCACGCCTCGACACTGGAATTCTCCCACGCCACGACACTGGAATTCTCCCGCGCCTCGACACTGGAATTCTCCCACGCCTCGACACTGGAATTCTCCCACGCCTCGACACTGGAATTCTCCCGCGCCACGACATGACAGCCAATAACGATTGCGATATTGCCGAGCTTAATACAGGCATCAAATTCTGCCTGGGAGCGTACCTCAACTCGCTTCTTCATCTCATTCTCCTTAATGGTCTTAGCCCTCAAGCCAACGCATCATTCCCCTGAACAAAACAAACGCGATCGGTGGGCCTATGATGAATAGCCAGAGACCGCTCATCCGAATAAACGCCATGCGCCAACATCCGGGATCTGCTGATACGACGCCCACCAGGCGAACGAATAGAACAGCACGGCACCGGTCACGAAGGTCAGCAGGAAGGCGCGGGTCATTGCCCTACTACCCTCAGTCGCCCAGGTTCACGCCTCACATGTTTTGTCAGCCGGTCGCTAACCAGATGCATCGCCAGCAATGCACCGAACCATCGCGCATCGTTTGCAAGCATTCGATCCAGGCCCTGTGGAGACTCGGAGATGGAAAGCAAGTCTTTTGCAATCTGCTCCAGAGAAAAAAGCGTCATGTCGAGTAAAGGAGGCACTTCGTGGAGGTCGGTCATGTCAAACACCAAACTGCAATCAGGATTACGCCTGTGAAAAGAACCGCGAGCGAAAGGAGGAAATCGCGCATCACACGGCCTCCGATGCTTCGATCGCGTCGGCAATGCCTTCAGCCTCTCGGCGTTCAGCAGCAGCCTTGCGCGCCTCTGCCATCACCGCTTGAAAACGGCGTTCGCTGTCGATCATGTAGAAATGAAAGCGCCAGCCCTTGCAGTGCTCGTCGTGCTGTTGCGGCCCGAACAGGCAGTCGATGAAGAGCTGCGTGTCGTTGGTGGAGAAGGCGGTGGCGGTGAAGAGGGGCATGACGGCTACTCCGCCGCGTCTGCAAAACGAGCGGAAGCACGAGCCCCCAATGCAAGACGTGCCGACTCGGCAACATCAACGGCAGAGTCCAGACCGCGCAGTAAATGCATTTTCATGCGCTGGTAGGCGTAAGGATTGGAGGGATCGGCTTCAGCGTGCAGCTTTGCTGCCGCATCGATTGCCTGAATATCCTTGCCATTCCAGAGCGGCTTGCGGAAGCGCGGCAGATTCCAAGCAGCCCGCTGGTTCAAGAGCTTCAGAAGCTCGCTATCGTTCTTCTTGGCTGGCATTGCCGTCCCCCATCGATTGGCTTGTGCGCCGGGTGGTGTTTGATGGGTTTGGGTCATAGCATCACTGAAACCATAGTGCAACTGAAAAACGTAGCAATACTGAAAATAGTTTTGGACAAAGAAAAACCCGCCAGAATCGGCGGGTTTGGGTAATTTTATTTCACGCTGGCTAGTCTTGGGTTCCGGTTTTTGAGACCATGCCCTTCGCGATCTCTAATAGGGCATTACGCTGGGTGGCAGGGGCTCGTTGGAACAGCGACCATATATCATTGTCGTCTGCAGGGTTCACATCCAAGATCTGGCCTGGTGTACAGTGTAGAGCCGCCGCAAGGGCGGCTAGGCCCTCATCGCTATACCCTTGAAGACCACGCTCTAGCTGGGAAACGTTCCCCACGGACCAGCCTACGGCCCCGGCAAGCTCTTCTTGGGTCATCCCTCGGAACTCCCGCCACTCTTTCAGGAATATGCGGCGCCGCGCCCTCTTAAAGCGCGTCTGCACTAGGTTCCGGGTTTTTCTAGCCATACTGAAATCGTATCGCGGCGCCATATTTCGGAACACACAGTAAAGCTGAAAAAAGTTGTTGCGGCCGGATTTCAGTGATGCTATGGGTTGGCCATGCAGCTTTCAGATTGGCTAACCGAGAACCACGTCAAACCGAGCGAATTCGCGTCGCGGATCGGCGTTTCGCCACAGGCGATCACCGGCTGGTGTGACGGATCGTTCTGGATTTCCAAGAAGAACGCACAATCGGTCTTTGCCGAGACCAAGGGCGCTGTAACGCCGACCGATTTCATGATGGTTGCGAAGAAGGAGGCCACGCAGTGACGGCCTCCTACATCTATTTCATTCAGGCTGGCGAAGGTGGCCCGATCAAAGTCGGCTTTACTTCGATGAAGCCAGAACGCCGCATTTCTCATATTCAAACCGGGTGCCCTTGGCCGATCAAAGTAATTGGCTTGATTGAAGGTGACGCGGCTGACGAAAAGAGAATTCATAAACAGCTCGCCCCATACAAAACCAAGGGCGAGTGGTTTTCCCCTGTCGCTGAAGTGCTTCGCGCTGTTGAAATGGCGCTTACTTCTGGCAAGCGTTTCGAAATTGCGCTCAAGAGCAAAATGAACTCACTTCGGCACATCCGAAAAACAGTCTTTGGCGTTACGCAGGCCGATTTGGCATCGATCGCGCGTGTCTCCCAAGGGACGGTTTCCAAGTGGGAACGCGAAAACCTCAAACCGAACTTGGAAGAACTCGAACGCATCCGTTCGGAAGCCGTCAAACGCGGCCTCGAATGGAATGATTCGTGGTTCTTCGAGCAGGAAGGGCGTGCTCAGTGACGCAGTGTCCGCGCCTCTCTCAGGGTTTCGGCAATATTCTGGTTGATTGCCTCCATGGCAGCCGCCGTCGAGCGCTGCACCGCGTCCAAGAGGTCGTCCGCCCGCATCACACAAGAATAAAGCCAATGAATGTGGATGCCGCCCTTCCTGCAACCGCAATAGATGCGCACATCCGGCCCATCGATCTCGGTAATGGTTATGTTGATTTTGTATTCCGGAAGATCGAGAGACGCGGGGTGGATGGCTGCTACGTCGTGGATTCCCATTGCGATTGCTCCAAAACTCCAAACACAATTTGCAATCACATAGGCACACCTCATCGCCGCGTTCACAACTTAATTTGCGCAAAGCAGTATTCCTCCCGGTGGAAAACTTCCAGTTGTTCCCATGTTGAGCCACATCGGAACTCGCTCGCGTTGGCATTACAGACGCCAACGCTAGAAGCATTGAGTTCCGATCCTTTTCTCCCAGCCCCACCCCTCGGGGCCACCTTGGGCGGCTTTGCCGCTCCTTTTCTTCAAGCGCGAGCCGCCGAGCATCCCCCGAAACGAGATGCCCGGCTCACGCACGCCTTACGCAACACACGCTTTCGCCGCGCCATGACGGCCCGGCAAACATGGGGAGTATGAAATGAAGAAATTTCTCAGTTTGGCTTTGCTCTTGGGTTCGACGGCGCTCGCGAGTGCGGCGGATAATTTGCCGGTGAAGGCCGTCAATCCTTTTACGACCGGCTATCCGACCCGCTGCGGCGGTTATTATGGCATCGGCACTGGCGGCAATGCTGGCGCTGTCACTGGCGGCACAGTCGGCGAGCAGATCGTTCAGGGCGATCTTGACGCGCTGGTCGGTTATACCTGCCCGTTCGCGGGAAATGCCTTCTGGTTCGTAGAAGGACAGGCGGGGTTTTCGAACCTCAACGGCACGAGCAACGGCCTCGCGTTGTCCGGTCCGGGCGTTTTCATCGAACGAGCTGGCGTCGGTTCGCCGATCCAGCAGTATCTTTCCAGCATCCTTCCGAACCTCAATCTGCCGGCGCTTCCTTCGTTGCCATCCATTCCGGGCGCCACACCGAACGCCTCGCCGCAGTCCTATGGTTTCGTCGGTCTGGTCCAGCAGGACTTCGGCGCGCAGGTCGGCAACGCCTCCGCGCATGATTGGATCAATGCCCCGATCATCGGCGTGGGCCTTCTGACCCGCTACTCCAACAACATGGTCATCGACACATGGGCTGGCTGGCAGATGAACGCCACCAACTCGATTTGTTTGCAGGCTGGCGGGTGCATCAAACCCGGCAACATGGCGCGCGTAGGCGTTTCGCTGAAGTTCTGACGGAGGGGCGGCGAGGGGGCAGGTCATGGCCTGTCCCCGTTTCTCAGGGGGTTTCGATGCAGACGATCATTGATGGTGTCACGTTGCTCTGTTGGGCGCTTCTGATCGGCGCAGCTCTGGTCGGCATTGGGTTTAGCGGCTGGGCGCTCATCGCTCCCGCGTTTCAGTAACAATTCAAGTGCGTTGCGGGTTGCCGCAGCGAGCCGGATGAACGGTAAGAGATCGTCGTCGGGCATTTGTTCAAAACAAAAATGTGAGGCGTCAGTCATGGGCAGAGTATCCGCGCACGAGATCGAACTTGCAAAAACGGGAACCGCACAACCTTGCGGAAATCGACGCAGGGCTTTGCGGTTGAATGCCGCCGTCATGCAAAAAGCGCGTGACCTAAATCCTATTAAGACCTCGCACTATCTCGCCGACATCACAGGTTATTCGCTTCGCACTTGTGAATATTGGCTGAGCGAAAAGGTCGTCATTCCGAGTGACGCGCTGGCTGCGCTCATCCGATCAGAACAAGGGCGCGATTTCCTGGCTGAGGTAATGGCCGATCAAACGCCGCGGTGGTGGAAACAGCTCAAAGCATGGATTGCCGCGACCAACATTCTGGCGGTCGAACGCAAACTCAAGCGCGAGAAGAAGCGGCTACTTGAGACAATTAACGGCGAGGAAATCGAATATGGCCCCGCGACTTCGTTTGCCGAGATGCTTCACGATCCGGAGTTTGCTGGCGCACAGGTTGCGCCGGTTGGCTCGACGCATCGCTCCATGGCTTCGCGGAGGGTGAGATGAGCTTTCTCTTTTGGGGCCTGATGATCTGGCTTTGCCTTCAACCGCTCGCGATTCCGCTGGGCCGCTTTCTGGCCGACCCGAGCAACGTCGATCCGCCATCGCAGGACTAACAGGGGGAATATGGGGCAATGAGCATTACAGAGACGCACGTTTCCAACTTCAAGCTTCGTCAGGAACGATTGGCACGGCTCGGGGCCTTGCCGATCAAGAAAGACCCTTTGGTCATTAGACCGAAAGTGGAGCCTTACCCCTTCGACTTCGGTTGGGAGAATATGTGGTTCTACGAGCTCGTATGTGGCCGGCAGAGAAAGCTGGCTGTCAGTGCTCGGATGATTCAAATCGAAGCTTCTCAATATTTTAACATCTCGCTTGCCGATCTCCTCTCGCATCGCAAAACCAAGACCCTCGTGATTCCGCGCCAAATCGCGATTTACGTCATGAAGGTTCTTACACCACAGGGTTATGCCGCGATCGGCAGGGCATTCGGTGGGCGTGACCACTCGACCGTCATCCATGCCTGCCAGAAGATCGAAAGCCTGGTGGGAGTTAACGAGAATATTACGGCAGCATTCATCAAGATCCGGGGGGCTTTTCTATGAAGGCCCTCATCGATCTTGAACCGAACGATTGCCGGTATGTATGCACGGATGATTTTCAATTCTGCGCACTACCGAAACACCTCTACCTTTTCGATGGCAAGCTTCGTCAATCGTCTTACTGCAAAGGTCATCACAATATTTGTTTGCGCCCCTTCGTTGAAAAGAAGGAGCGAGCATGAGAGACCCCGATACTTATCAGCTTTGGACGCCGCACTGCGTTGCCGCTCTCTTGGGTTATCGAGCCAAGGGACTAACAATCCCGCAAATCGCAACCAGAATGCGACGCACGGATGATTCAGTCCGAACCAAGTTGAAGCTTCTCAAAGCCCCGCGAAAATCCAAGGTGAGAGTCCGGCCATCAAAGCCGATTACAACTTGCCTCGAAATGATGGCTGTCGAAAAAGATCGTGTTTGCGAGCTGTATACGCTCGGCTGGAGATTCGAACAGTTTTCCAACGATGGCCTTTGCGTGATGCGGAAGGAGCGGCGGTTATGATCCGAATCCTCGCCCTCCTGTGCCAGCTCTCCCACCCGGACAACTGCAACTGGACGACGATCACCACGTCCGAGCAGCTTCAAATGTCGGATTGCTACAACCAAGCAAAGCTCGCGCAATGGATGCGGTCTCACCCGGCAGAACGGGTTGCGCGCGTGCGTTGTGAGTTCGGCAATCGGCAGAAGGGGAAGGATGTATGAGCCAGCGCTATTCAGGTTACGAACGCAAAGAGCGGGATCTATACGAGACGCCCGAGTGGGTGACGCTTGCGCTTGTGCCGCATATCCTCGATCTGATTCCGTCGAAGCTTATCTATGAGCCAGCCGCAGGAAGCGGCAAGATGGTATCAGCTCTCGTCAAGGGTGGCTTTGGAGTTAGGTCGGATGATCTATCAGAAGGTCGAGATTTCCTGAGCTGTTGGCACCTGAATTATCCAGACGAAGCGATCGTCACCAACCCGCCGTATGAGCTAGCAACAGAGTTTATTGATCGCGCTCTTGCCCTGACTGCATCCAATGGTGTGGTCGCAATGTTGCTACGTACCGATTTCGATCATGCCAAAAGTAGGAAAGGAATGTTTGGCGAATGTTCAGTATTCGCCAAAAAGCTCGTCCTCACCAAGCGCATTAAGTGGTTCGAGGACTCCAAAGGCCAACCTTCATTCAACCATGCGTGGTTCATCTGGGATTGGAAACACCAGGGAGCGCCGACGTTGGCGTATGCTACGTGACCATCCCCCGCATCTACATCGCAGGCCCGATAAGGGGGAAGCCCGATTACAACCGCGCTGCGTTCGCAAAGGCAGCCGACCGACTGCGCGCCCAAGGCTACCAGGTCTACAACCCAGCGGCTGCGAACCTCGAACACCTTCCCCTCAATCGCATCATGGGGATCGTGCTCGAACAGCTTTGCGAATGTGACGCTATCGCCATGCTCCCGCAGTGGTGGCGGAGTGGAGGGGCCAGGATCGAGTGGATGCTGGCGGGCTATTTGGGGAAGAGGAGGGTTTATTTGTGACGGACATATTCACCATTATTCGCAGACTTCGACGTTTGCCAAGACATCACCGTATCGCGCATTTGCAGGCTCTTATCAGGATTGAACTTCCGCGATCACATCGTCGGCGCGAACTCGAAACGTATCTGAAGAACGAAATGCTTGCTCAATTGAGGGCCGAAGGTCGCGCCGCATGATGACATTTACGCTTCCATATCCCCCGAGTGTCAACGGCTTGTTTGCGAGCGGTAAGACGCGTCGCTTCAAGAGCCAGAAATACTGCGATTGGTTACTGGAAGCTGGCTTTCGTCTAGCGCAGCAAAAGCCCACGAAAATTAAGGGACAAGTTCACCTTCATTACGTTCTGCAAGAGAAGGACGACAAGATCCGGCGCGATCTCGCCAACTTCGAAAAGGCGACGACGGATTTGCTGGTCTCTCATGGGATTATTGAGGCGGACGATTGCCGGATTGTCCGAGAGATCACCATGAAGTGGGGACTAGTTGAGGGAATAGAGGTCACGATCAAATCGCTTTCACAACAGGAAGAGGTAGCCGATGTCGCGTGAAATTGAACTATCTCGTGGCCTTGTGGCCATCGTTGACGACGAAGATTTTGAGTGGCTATCAGCGCACTCATGGTGCGCAAAGCCAACGACGGGTGGAAAGTTCTACGCTCATCGCGGTGGTCGCGGTCATAGCATCTATATGCACAGAGCGATCATGGATGCTCCTGTTGGACTCGAAGTCGATCATGCTGATCGCGATACACTAAACAACAGGCGAGAAAATCTTCGGATATGCACTCGGAGTGATAACTGCGCCAATTCCGCAAACCGGATCGGACAAAGCGGCTTTCGCGGAGTCGCGCTGGATAAGCGCAACGGAAAATGGTTTGCGATGATTTTCGCAGAAGGAAAGCGAACAAGAATTGGATCTTTCGAAGATCCAGTGCATGCGGCTCTTGCGCGCGACGCTGCGGCAAAAGAGAAGTTTGGCAGTTTTGCAATCTTGAATTTTCCAAGTGAAACAGGAGTAACGCTATGAGTACCAAGACGGAATTGTGGGATCGTCTCGGAAAAACCGATCCTAAGCATACGAGCAAGTTTCAACGCGCGGGAGGGTTTAAGGGAACGGCCATCAAGCCGATCTATTCAATCCATCGCATGACCGAAGAGTTTGGCCCATGCGGGGCTGGTTGGGGCATCAACGAACCTACGTTTCAATTAGTTCATGGAAACGATGAGGTTCTTGTCTATTGCTATGTAAGCATTTGGCACGGAACGCGCGATAACACCGTGTTCGGCGTTGGGGGTGATAAGGCCATTGGCAAAAACCGCAATGGCGCATTCACCGACGATGAAGCATTCAAGAAAGCGTTCACTGACGCGATCACGAACGCCATGAAGTATATCGGTGTGAGCGCCGACGTTCATATGGGCCTATTTGATGACAGCAAATATGTCGAGTCTGTTCGTCAGAATCCACATGTGACCAGGCCGGCGGATATTTTCGAACCTGTCGATCACGATGAGCATGGCGAGGTCATTGACAATATTCCGGCTCCTGATCCGGACTCTATCAAGAAGCTACGCGTTGCCGATCAGCGGCCGATTTTCAAAGAGCTTCAAGATGAAATCCAGGCGACAGCTTCGATCAAAGAATTACAGCAATGGGCTGAGCAAAACCGTAATCGGTTAGGTTCTCTCAAGTCTGATTGGCAGGATTTCCTGCGTGGCGTCTATGCGGAGCACTTGAAGGCTCTCCGATTACTTGAACAAGGCGACGATATGCGGATGGCAGGATAGATCATGGCATACGAGCAAAGGGATAACAGCGGTTCGCTTTTTAAGAATGATCGAAAGGAAAAGAGCAGCCACCCGGACTACCAAGGGACCATGATGGTTGATGGTCGAGAATATTGGCTTTCCGGTTGGGTGAAGGAAGGAAACAAAGGAAAGTTCTTTTCTCTCGCCCTAAAGCCAAAAGATCAGCAGCGAAAGACCGATCCCATATCGACCGGCAGGCCACGCATGAATGACGCCCTTGACGATGAAATCCCATTCCTTGCGGAGTTTAGATAATTGCAAAACCGATCTTTCATCACCGACGACGAGATCGACAAAGCGCTGGACTATTTGCGCGATAATGCCCGCGATGCAGCTCAGGCGCGGGCAGAGCGAATCTATGTTGAGGAATATCGCAAAACACTCAAGGCGCAACTCATGAAGGAGCACGGCCAAATGTCTGCCGTGCTCCAGGAGCGTGAGGCATATTCAGATCCTCGTTATGAACAGCATTTGGATGCGATCCGTGAAGCGGTCAGGTTGGATGAGTTTCATCGGTTCATGCGGATAGCGGCCGAAGCAAAGATTGAGGCCTGGCGCACGGCCAGCAGCAATGAACGGGCAATTAAAATATGAGGTACCCGCGCCAGCATAGCGAGAGACATTTGGAGTTCATTCGCTCGTTGCCGTGTTGCGTTTGTGGGAATGATATTGAGACGGAAGCTGCTCATTTGCGTGCCGGCAATCTCGACTATGGAAAACGATCTGCCGGGATGCAGGAGAAGTCACATGATTTTTGGTGTCTCCCCCTCTGTGGAATTCACCATCGCGAGCAACACCAGGCCAAAGAAAGCGAGTTCTGGAGCAAGCGCGGCATAGATCCTTGGAGAATGGCTTTGAGTCTGTATGCGTCGAGTGGGGATTCTGAAATGGCATATACGATCTTGGAGCGGCAAGGTGGATGCACTTCTTCAATCGCTAAGGGATAATGCACGTTCGAAATACTGGTTCTGGATCGAGGAAGATATTGATCTGTGCAAATCGTGCACAGCTTCAATTGTCGCTATTCAAAAGGCGGTTTGTAGGCATTTTGAGATCACCCTTCACGAGCTGAAAGCAAATACCCGCGCACCGAATGAAGTGCTGGCGCGGCAGATAGGGATGTATCTTTCTCTCCAGTTCACTGACCACTCGCACAATTTCATTGCGCAGAAGTTCAACCGGGCTGGACACAAGTGCTCGATCTGGTCGCGAGACAAGATCAAAAAACTACTCGGCGAAGGTCATCCCATCGCTCAAGACATAGAGGAAATCAAAGCACGTTTGTTAGTTGCGTCTGCGTCAGGCATCACATACGGGGCAGACCATGACGTTTTACGACGATAGTTCAGTATCTAATGCCGAGATCGAGGCGGCTGCGGACGCGCTTAGGGTACTTTGGGAAAGTGATCGCAACCAACAGGCATTGCGCGAAACCGGAGCTGGGGCTGGGTGGCTATTCCAAGCTCAAGTAGCACTTGAAGCCGCACTCCGCTTTCGCGGCAAAAATGTCACCGAGGCGCCTGGAAATTATCAGTGACAGTGCTGAGCGATTATGTCACCCGCATGGTTGAGGGTGGCTTGGATCAGGACGAGGCTATGCAGATAGCGGCGGAAATCTTCGCTGCTGGTGCTGCCGCGTATGCCGAACGTCCCTCAAAAGCCGCGCTCCGAACCCGCAAATGGAGAGAGAAAAACCGTCACCAAAGCGTCACGGGTGACGCCACTGGCGATGAAAACGAGAGCGTCACAAACCGTCACAAACCGTCACAAGGCGTCACAGGTGATAAAGTGCCTAGAGAGAATAAGAATATAAGATCTTCTAGGCGCGGTACGCGCATCGGTGACGATTGGTCTCCATCACCGCCAGAACGCGAGCTTGCCAAGCAGGAAGGATTTTCAGATTCGGAGATTGACCGCGAAGCTTTGCGATTCCGCGATTACTGGACGGCAGCCAGTGGAGCGAAGGCGGTCAAACACGATTGGGCGGCCACTTGGCGGAATTGGGTTCGCAATGCTGCGGACAAATTGGGACGTGCGCCAAAAATACCAGCGACAGCAACAATATCCAGCGGCAAACAGAAATACTACGCGCCGGCTGATAGCCCGCAACTATTCGCATGGGATGCGTTCACTCGACAATCGACGGGCAAGAATTTACCGCGCGATCGCAATGGGGGCTGGAGAGTGGAAAGCGAATGGCCACCTGGCTACGTGAAACCGGACACTGAATTGATTGCCTTCGAAATTCCGAAATTGAAATCGGTTAGCTAATTCTCGGACATCAAAAATGATCTCTCCCGATGCTACCCCCATCGCCCACCACGCACCTCGACGAGATGGCATGGCAGGCTGCGGTGAACCGTGGCGAGCGGCTGTGGAGGGTTGTGGTTGAGTCTGCGCGGACGCCGGGGTTCATTCCATCTACGATGCCTCCAGGTGACTCACATTTGGCGCGTGGTGCGTTAAACGAGGCTGAGGCTAGTCTGATAGCGGACGAGGCACAAAACGAACCAGTGGGCGCCCCATGGCCATTGCAGGATGGCAGTAATACTACGGATACATCGCCGTCCGAGTTGACGCTGACCGCTAGAAGCGTGGTTTTGACGCCGGTGTCTGGGAAGGCTTGGGCGTGGGATTACCCGTCGAATACATGGCATGGTTGAGCGGCTTGGAAGCATCCCAGAGCATCAGCGATGCCCTAATGGCGAGCGATGCATTATGACGCTAGATACGTGGGTATCTATCCCGGCAGTGTTTGGCGGTAAGCCGGGCGACAAGGGGATTTGCAAGGGAAATAAAACTCGTTGCTCACGAGATTGCATTTCAGAGCAATACGACAAGGAATTTGGCAAATGAGCATGGCTGGGAACGGTGGCTCCATCCGCTGGAGCGTGGCGCAGATCTACAGCAAACGAGCGCACCCCCGCACAAATCTCACATCGGCGCGATAATATAGATATGGGGTAAATTTTGGAGGTCGCTTTGGACCATGGCGTGACAGAAGCCGAGCAGAATCGCCTGATTCTGGAAAATATGGATTTGGTTTCAAAGGTTGCTTCAGAGTTTCGTGGTGGCAAGATTGAATTTGAGGAATTGCAGTCCATTGGGCGGGAAGGATTGGTAAAGGCCGCGCGGTCGTTTGATCCCTTAAAGGGAGCAAAGTTTTCGACATGGGCGAGGACTAAGATCGAATCTGTAATAAGCACGCAGATCCGCTCTCAACCCTCCGAATGGTATCCTAAGGATACTGACGATAGCTTGTCTCCCATGACCTCAGACAAGTTCGAGCGAATTTATGAGCATGATGTATGGGGCGATGGGGGCAATGCGATTGCAATTTCAGAAACATGGGCTCGGCTCAATAACTCCCCTGAAGACCTTGCACTACTCTTTGAAGACATTAGTGACAAGCGGTCAAAATTTGAAGCTGCATTCATTTCTCTTAGCGTAGCTCAGCGTAAATTGGTTCGTTGGGTCTATTTGACCCACCCGGCAATGAGCATCGAAGGAGCTTCCCGAGAGCTTCATATTTCACGCTTTGCGGCTGATAGGCTGCTAAAGAAAGCGCTTAAGACTATGCGAGAAGTCATTATCCGCATGGAAGACAACGAAATGGCGTTTGAGAGCAATACTGCCAATGTGCGCCGGCAACGAAAACGCGACATTCACGGCTGCGCTCTCGAAACTGTTGCTGCGTAGGGCCAAACGCAGAACGGCTGGCATCGTAGCGTACCAGGCAGACTGATCGCGGTGATCGGTGCGCGAGCCGTTTTAATTTTTCCCACGGTTTTCATCACCTATTCATTTTCAGTAATTCCCTAGCAATCCTCTCCAAGGAGATAAGCCCCGTGTGTCGTGGCGGACCTAGGGTTTGAGAACCGCCCGCCTCTAGCCAACCGTGGCCACACCCACCCCCAGGTGCTCCGGTTTTTACGTGAGCAGAGCCACAACGAGCAGAGCGCGGGCGGGCCTTATCCGTTCCTGAACATGGAAGCACATGTGGCGCGGTGCACAGCGCGCTTATCGAGCCAAGGTTCGCAACTTGGGGAACGGTTCTTGTTCGAGCGCGCGGCTGAGAACCCGGAAGCCGATGCTAACAGGCGCCTAGCAGACTTAGCCCGGACAGGGACGGGCCGCTCGGAGTATTGAATGGTCACCTCCAAAGCCATCTACCTGGTTGTTTCGATCATGATGCCTCGGGATCAGCCCGACATCGATCACATGGCCAAGGTGGATTCGTTCGAGCATTGCTGGAAAGCAGCTCGCGAGTTCACCGAGAAGGATTTGACGGACGATCTGCGAGCCCATGGGGCCTTGGGGCTCAAAGCCACTTGTGGATATCAAGAGATGCCGAGTACATCAGAATGACCGCTGAAATCGTCCAACTCCGGGACTTCTACCTGAAAAAACTTACTCGTGATGCCGACAAGCTTAAGGGCGAGCTCGTCAAGTTCGCCAAACAGGGCGCTCCGGTCGTGGAAGGTGCTGACCCGTATCAGGGCGTTGTGTGTCCTGAAGGCATCGAGGGATTGCCGAGTCAGTTCCCAGATTGGGATGTGGGGTAACTTTGGCAAAGGTTGAAGTCGAAATCTGGCAATCAAGCCAGAACCGCCACGAGAAGCATTACTTCATTCGCGATGGCCAGCACGCCTATCAGGACGGCGCATATTTGTTTGGCTTGAATCCCGAGCGCGTCACCCCCGAGCAAGAGCGCTCGATCCTCGCTATCCTTGGCTACGCATTGGAAAAAGTCGGGCCGTAGGTGCCCTGGACCCAGCGCGATGTCGATTGGGTAGCCGCCCGGCTAATGCCGGACTTGTATGACATCAACAAACGCGTTGCTTACGACCGCAACACAAAACGACTAGAGGCGCTTTATAGCGAATTGACTATGCGCCGCCGCCTGACTGAGCCCGCAATGGTTGACGGCGTAATGCGGCCAGCCGGATTTGAATTCGAAGATCTCTCCGCAGGTCCGCATCGCCGTACTGGCGATGGATTTGCCTATCACCCCCAATTTGTGAACATACCTGCAATGAGCGTTGCTGACAGACTCAAGAACAAAGCCCTTACGGCCAATGGCGTTGTTGGTCGTATCGTCAATAAGGTCGAATCCGGGTTGGATGAGATTATTGGCGCTGAGCAACCATTAATCAAATACGCTGATGAAGCGTTTGCTCCACATCTGGCGGCTATTTCTGAGACCAAGAGTACGCTGGATGGTGTGAAGGGGGCTCTGGACCTGTTGTCAAATGGTGGTCCCCCTTTGCCGGAATCCGGTGGCGAGCCAAAAGCATAATAGATGCCCGCAGGTCGTCCTTCTTCCTACAAAGAAGCCTATTGCAATGAGATCATTGAATGCCTTGCAGAAGGCCACTCAATGGCAGGGTTTGCCGGATCGATAGGAGTTGCGCGCTCCACGGTCAATGAATGGATCGATAAGTATCCTAACTTTGCGGCTGCCTATGAGATCGCAAAGGCGAAGTCGGTCTACTTTTGGGAAAAACGCCACATCGAATTTTCTAAAACGGGCCAAGGCAATGCTGCCGGCATCATTTTTGGTTTGAAAAATCGCGCCTCTGAGGATTGGTCGGACAAGGTTGTAAACGAGCATATGGGCAAGGATGGCGCTGCAATCGCCCATTCGGTTGAGGTTACGTTCGTCGAAGCCAAGGGGAACGAATGAATTCAAGCGTAATGTTGACGGTCGGTCTTGGTTCAGAATCGACCATCGTTCTCGGTGTTATCGCTGATGGCAACATTATTTGCCAGGTCACGATGAACAAGCAGGCAACAGAAGAACATATCGGTATTCTGCAACGTCATTTGGATGCGTTGTACCGAATGTCGAGCGAAGTGTCGGCGGCAATCAACTAGGGGAAATCGATGAACAGGTACACGACCGCTTTTGCGGTCGCTTTGCTATGGGTTGGATTGGCTCATGCGCAAGATAAGACTTTCACGCTGACCGTCACCACCCAGGATTTGCAGGTACTCAGCGCTGCGTTGGACGAGCTTCCGCGGAAGGCGTCGCAACCTGTTGTAATGAAGTTGCAACAGCAGTTGATGGGGCAAATGGCTCCGCCTCCTGCTCAGGCGACTGACAGCAATGGGGCGACTAGCGAGCCCGACAAGAAATGAGCGGTCACATTACGCCGAGCCTTATGTGCATGGAAATGGCGTGCCTGACGCGGTGTTTTCTGCATGGTGCTCATCTCAAATTTGTCCCAACGCCTCAGCATGTTTGGATGGGCGCGTTTAAGGGGTGTGATCAGAAGCACATCGATTTCTTCATCGAGCCTAAAGAGCTTGTGCAAAGCCTAGATGATTTCGCTGAAAAAATGCTTGTCCCATGCGCCAGCAAGTTTGCTGAGCATCTGAAGAAGGACGGTATCCAATTCAGCTACGAACTGCCTCTGCCAAAGGGGCATATTTCGTCTCGCTACAATTACGACGGTTTATGTATGAGGCTCATCATGGAGCCCAGAGTAGACGAAGGAAGAACCCGAGCGCTTGAGGGCGAGAAGCCGGACAGCTATTTCATACGGTTTGATGTTCTTTATTCACATCTTCCAGTCGATTTGAACCGCAAGCACGAAGCCGCTTAGCGGACGCATGACGACCGGCGCTCTACCGGTTCAAAGAGCAACGCCGGCATTCGGCAACCTCACCCTCCTAGGAGACTATCGATGAAAATTACCAAGACGCTGGGGCTGGCTGCTCTTCTGGCCGGCTCGCTTTCTGTTGCTGCCTACGCCTCTGGCATTTTCCAGGGCTATCCGATCGTTGGCTCTGGCTCGTTCTGCGCCACCAACAACAGCCAGCAGACCACGACGACTGTCCCTGGCGCTGCATATTCTAACTCGCAGTGCACCACGACTGTTCCGGCTGGTCCGACTACGCTGACCGGCGCGGAGGACTATGTTGCCGACACCAACGTCGCGAATGGCGGCGGTCAGGAAACCGTTCGCGTTCCTTCGTCCATGCTGGCGAATGGCTTTGGTAATACCACGATTGCCACGACCACCGGCACGACTGCTGCGGTCGTCGTCGCGGATGGCGTCTCGAACTACATCTACGCTGGCGCTGGTGCAGCGACCTACACCAGTTTCAAGCTGCCGCCCAATCCGATGCAGAACCAGAAGTTCTGTCTGACCGATGCCGGCACGGGCATCTTGACCACCACTTCTATTGCGGTTGGCACGTCAGGCCAGTCCATTGTTGGTACGGCTGTCACCTCGATCCCGGTTGCGACTGCGGTTGGCACGGCTGGCACGGTTACACTGTCGAGCAATTGCTGGCTGTACAACGTGTCGAACACGAGCTGGTACAGGGTTCTCTGATCTCGTTCAGGGATCGCCTGTCTCTTTGAACGAGCTAGGCCAGTGACATTGTTCCCCTCAGTGTCACTGGCTGCCCTTCATGAGGAACAAGACCAAGCTCCAATTTCCATCTAAGGCCGCTTTTCTCTTCGAACCGCATCGCTACAAATGCATCTATGGCGGTCGAGGCTCTGGGAAATCTTGGGCATTTGCTCGTGCTCTATTGGTTCTTGGGAGACGCCGAAAGCTATTCATAGTTTGCGGGCGTGAGTTTCAGTCTTCTATCCGTGAGTCAGTTCACAAACTGGTATCTGATCAAGTTGATCAACTGGGATGGTCTGAATTTTATTCGGTATCTCAATATGAAATAGTCGGTGCTAATGGCACTCGCTTTGTCTTTGTTGGCGTAAAAAATAATACGACTTCTTTGAAGAGTATGGAGGCCGTAGATATCTTCGCGATGTTTGAGGCAAACTTAGTAAGTAAGTCATCGTGGGACATTTTGTTGCCGACAATCCGGCGTGACGCTCCCTTTGGGCCTTTTGATCAAGGAAGCGAAATCTGGCTTGAGCTAAATCCCGAGCTGGATACCGACGAAACCTATAAGCGCTTTGTGCTTGATCCTCCGCAGGACTGCATGAGTGTTTCCATGAATTGGTCGGACAATCCCTTCTTTCCGGAAATTTTGAAGGAGCAGAAAGACGAAGCCTTCCGCCGCGATCCTGACGATGCGCGAACGATATGGAACGGCAAGACCCGCAAAACATTAAAGGGCGCGATCTTCGCCAAGGAATTAGAACTGGCGATTGCTGAAGAACGTATCAGTCCACGATACAAGGTGGATCGTTCGAAGCCTGTTACTTTTTCATTCGACCTCGGCGATTCCGATATGTGCGCGTGGTGGGCATGGCAGCAGATCGGGATGGAACATAACGCCATCGATTACTACGGCAACACAGGCCACGGCATTGACCACTTCCTCGATGAGATCAGGAAGCGGGATTACAAGGTCGGACGAATCTTACTTCCACATGACGCTGCACAAGCCCATCAATCAGCCAGAGGGAATAAGTCTGGCAACACGATCGAGAAACAGGTCAGGGCAGTCTACGCCGATTCTGTGCGATTGGTTCCCAGAGTTTCAATTGCCAATCGCATTAACGCCGCTCGCCAGCTCTTTCCTCGGATTAACTTTGCTGAGCAACCCACTTCTGCCGGCGTGCAAGGTCTGACTCACTACCAATTTAAATTGGACGAACGCGGACAGCGCTCGCGAGAACCGCTGCATAATTGGGCGTCGAATCCTGCTGACGCCTTCACCTATTATGCTGTCTTCTTGAAGGAGGGCACGATGCAAAATCCCAAGAAGCAAGAAGACGAAGAACGCACGCTTGTGATGGGCCAGTCTTCGGCCGGGTGGATGGGCTGACATGAAGCCGTTCTATAACAAAGCTCGTTGCCACGCCGCTAAGATCATCTCTTTCTCTTTTGAGAATGAAGATGCTTACGAGATGTGGGTCGATATCGAGGGTGGCCCGCTTACCAAGCGAAAAATTCATGGCGGATGGAATCTCATTCGTTTTGAGGAATATCCCAAGCGCCGCCAACCAATGATCGAACATCGGCCGGATAATTTCTGGCTAATTGAACGATATGATATGAGTATGGATGAAATGAAATACAGCGTTGTGGAAGATGCTGTATTTCAGGAACAATTTTACCCGGATTACCCTCCCCAGCTAGTTGAGGGACATAGCTTTGAACGTCCGCGTAAGGTAGCAGCTGGCTAGTGGCCAAACGACAGCGTGACTCAGGCGACGGCCTGAGCGATGACGACAAGATACTTACTGAGGCCATGGAGCGCTTCAAGAGGGCGCAGAACTGGGAAGAGACGTTCCGTCGCCTGTTCGTCATTGACTCCAAGTTCGCGTATGGAGACTCAGACAATGGCTGGCAATGGCCGGACGACATTCGCAGGGATCGCGAGGTCAACAAGCGGCCTGCACTAACGATCCCGATTATTCAGACGCACCTTAACCTGATCAAGAACGATGCTCGGCAGAACAAGCCTTCGATCAAGATCAGCCCTACCGACAACGAAGCATCGTTTGAATCCGCGCAAGTCTACGAAGGTCTGATCCGGGATATCGAATACAAGTCCCACGCCCAGGATATCTATGACGATGTGGGCGACGATCAGGTAGATGGCGGAATTGGGTATTGCAGGCTTGAGCAATACTATCCGGATGAGAAATCGTTCAACCAGGCGCTTCGCATATCGCCGGTTCCGAATGCTCTTTCTGTCCTGCTCGATTGCGACATCAAGCTAAAGGACGGCTCGGATGCGATGTGGGGTTTCATCTTCGATGATGTGCCTCGCAAGGAGTTCGAGCGGGAATATCCAGACGCGGATCTGGATGTGGTTAGTTCTGGCGTCATGTTCGACGCGGGCGATGATTGGGTAAGAACCGATTACGTTCGCAAGGCTGAATATTACCGGCTTTTGTTCAAGAACGACACGCTATATTGGGTAAGGGATGCGCAAGGAAACGAAAGCACGTTTCTGGCGAGTGAGGCGCCGAAGGGCTTCAAGGATACTCTTGATGCGCCTGGAACTGATTTCAAAACCCGCGAAGTCAAAACCAAGCAGCTTGAGTGGTATCTGATCGCCGGCAGGCAGATCATCAAGCGGGATACAAAACGCAAGGGAAATTATATCCCGATCGCTCGGGCGGTTGGGATTGAGAAAGCGATTGAGGGAAGGCTAGAGCGCAAGGGATTTGTCCGGTCTTTGAAGGACACCCAGCGGATGTATAATTACAGTGCCAGTGGTGCTGTAGAATACGGGGCGCTTCAGACCAAGACGCCCTGGGTAGGGGCGGCTGCGGCGTTTGAGGGTAATGAAGTCCCTTGGAACAACGCCAATCGTAGCAATGCGGCCTATCTGACGTTTAAGCATCTTGACAGCGAAGGAAATCCGATTCCGCCCAATGCGCTACCTCAACGCATTGAGCCGCCGACCTCTGCACCTGTAATGTTGCAGGCGATGGATACCGCTGAAAAGCAAATGCAACTGATTACGGGTCAGTTTGCTGCCCAGCAGGGCGCGAACGGCAACGAGAAGTCCGGCAAAGCGATACAGGAGCATCAGCGCCAGTCGGACATTGCCACGTATTTGTTCGTGAACAACCTCGCGATCATGATTAGGCACTTGGGCCGCATGATCGTTGATCTTGTGCCGCACATTTACGATACGAAGCAGGTTCTTCAGATTTTGGGCAAGGACGGTACGCAGACAACCGTACAGGTCAATCCTGAATTGGATGATGCATATTCATCCACCACGGTTGAGGGTGTTGAACAAGTGTTGTTCAATCCTGCGGTCGGGAAATACGAGGTTCAGGCCGATATTGGGCCGGCATACTCGACGCAACGGCAAGAGGCCTACAACGCCTTTGTGCAGATTGTCACAGGTGCGCCTGCTCTGATCGATGAAATTGGGGATTTGATGTTCAGGTCCGCTGATTTCCCATTGGCTGACAAGATCGCGGAGCGGCTAAGACGGAAGATACAGGCTAATGCGCCATACTTGCTGACGGACGGCGGGACAAGCCCGCAAATTGCGCAGATGCAAGCCGCTTTGGCCCAGGCCCAAGGTCAGGTTGGGGAATTGATCCAGAAGCTCGCTGAGAAGAACCTGGAGCTGAAGGACAAGCAGGAATCGCGCAACATTGAGTCTTATAAGGCCGAAGGCCAGCGGCTTGTCGATGAGGCGACTGCGTTCGAAAAGCTTCAATCCTCGCAGATTGAAATGCAGGAATTGCTGAGGACGATCGTCGAGACGATCCACGGCATGAAGCAGGACAGCGGGCAGCCTTCGGGAGCATCTACGACTGAGGATGCTGAATTAGGGTCGGGGGATGGCTCTAGTCCATTGGTTGAGGCCAATGACATCCCGCCATTTCTGGGCGCCATGAAGGCCGCGAGTGGGGTTTGGACGCAGCCGTGAACCTTCCGAATGGATATTACTGGATGCGGCATCCTGACGGGACCAAGTTTATCGTTTTAGTCGAAGACGAGCAGGCCTATGCGCCGGGGATTGGTCATCCGGTTGTGAACCTGACTGAAGATCAGGTGATTTGTTTAGTGAAGAAGCCGGAGAATTAAATGCCACTCGTAAAAGGCAAAGCCGCGAGGAGTTTGAAAGGGTTCTCGAAGAACGTGAGGGCGGAGGTCAAGGCTGGAAAGCCGGTCAAGCAGGCCGTCGCCATCGCGTATTCCGAGGCCGGTGAGAAGAAAAAGAAGAAGCGCTGATGTTTGACGCCGAGACCACCAAGAAGCTGCTCCGGGCTGCCGAGGAGTCTGACGCGGCGACTGCAACGAACCAGACTATCCGGTCTATGGCCAAGGAGTTGGCTTCAGAGTTTTATGAGGGCAATCGCTCTGCTGGCTTCCGCCGCGCTTTCCCGACATTGAAGAGCTATTTACGCGGGCAATGGCATCAACTGGACGGAAGCGTGACGGCATATCGGCCGGGGCATTTGCACCACATCGCGCTTGCCCGCAAGCTCTTGGCTCAGATGCTCGGCCGCTCCGATGTGCATGAGAATCTGAAGATGCCGATCTACGAGGCGCTGATTGACGACCGTGAACGTTCGCTACGACCTAGCGCGAAAAAGCTACATCAGGCCGGACTTGGTGAGGGAACGTTGCAATGAGGGGAATTATATACTTGACAAGTACAGCCCTTTATGAGACCCTGAATCATAAGGGGAATTCGCTATGTCCATCTTGTCCGAACCGCACTTCCACAACGAGGCCGCAGCCTACGCTCGGCTAGAGTCTATCGTTTGGCCTGATGGAGCTTTCTGCCCGCGCTGCGGCGGTTTTGATCGCATTACGCCGGTCAAGGGTGGTCGAATTGGGTTGCGCCGCTGTGGCCCCTGCAAGCGCGAGTTCACAGTCAAGGTCGGCACGGTTTTTGAGGACAGCAAGATCAAGCTGCACCTCTGGTTTCAGGCCGCGCATTTGATGGCATCCAGCAAAAAGGGCATCAGTGCCCATCAACTGCACCGCACGCTGAAGGTCACTTACAAAACCGCTTGGTTCATGGAGCATCGGCTTCGCGAGGCGATGCGCGATGGTCATTTTCCCCCGATGGGTGGCGAAGGCAAAACCGTGGAAATTGACGAAACTTTTGTAGGAGGACTCGAGAAAAATAAGCACCGCAGCAAGCGCAAGCACATCGGCACGGGCGGCGCGGGCAAGGAAGCTGTTTTCTCTCTAGTTGAGCGCGGCGGCAAGGTTCGTTCTCACCACGTCCCGCAGGTCACCGCAAAGACACTGCGGCCCATCCTGCAAGCACAGGTCGATGGCAAAACCGCCGTGATGACCGATGAAGGACTTGTAGCGAAAACCATTGGCAGGGATTTCGAGAAGCACGAAACGGTCAATCATAGCTTGGGTGAGTACGTTCGCGGCGGTGCACATACAAATACGATTGAGGGCTACTTCTCCATTCTCAAGCGCGGCATCAACGGCACGTTCCACCATGTCAGCCAACAGCATTTGAAGCGGTATCTGGCAGAGTTTGATTTTCGTTATAATAACCGTATTGCGCTTGGGGTTGATGATGCCTCTCGCACTGAGGTTGCGCTTCGTGGTATTGTTGGCAAGCGTTTGATGTACAAGGACTCGTCAAAGGCGTCGATTTACGCCCGCGACAACTAGAGTTGCCGATTGCTATGCCCCGGAAACCGCGCACTACCAGGGCGGGTACTGAGTATCGATTCAGGATCGACGCCTACACGCCCGAAAATATGCCCATGGCTCGGCTTGCCGAGTACATGGCAGAACTCGCTCTGCTTTTGGGTGAGCAAGCGGCTGTGCATTTCAGGCGGCTTGCTCGCGGTAGCACTGTCTTAGTGCACAGCGTCGATAATGAGGCTGTGCCTAAGGTGCGGAAGCGGACGGCGGCTGTCCGCCGTGGCGATGCACCTCAAGAAGCACAACGCGCCTTTAAGACGCTGAACCGATTCCTCCGTGAGGATAATGCTGTTGGTTCTCTTCGAGAGAAAAAGACAACCGCTGTGGTGCTGAAATTTCCCGGCCGACTGGAGCCGGAGGAAAAGTTCACGGCTGTCCGACAGCATGGCTCCATCGATGGAATCATCAATCGGATTGGAGGAAGAGACGACACCGTACATGTTTCTCTGGAAATGGATGGGAAGCAGGTCAGCGGTTGCTATACGAATAGGGCCGTCGCGAAAGAATTGCGTCATGTGTTATTCGATACCGTTCGTCTATTCGGGCGCGGCAAATGGAGCCGCGACGGAGACGGAAATTGGTCTCTCGACGAGTTTAAGATCGAAGGATTTGAGCCGCTAAAGGAGGCTCCACTTTCTCAGGTTCTAACCGAACTGCGTTCCATTCCAACTGAATGGACGGATGAGTCTTACGCTCAATTACAAGCGATCCGACGCGGCCCAGAAGGTAGGGGTAATGGAGGCCATTGATGCCACCATGTTACTCCTGCTCTTACGGCCGGGGACGAAAGTTCCGGCCGACGCTGAAGGAGTCGAAATCGAGAAGCCGAAGGAGCGTATTGAATTTCTGATCCAGCGCCTTCAGCGAGAGAAAACAAAACTAATCATACCCACGCCCGCGCTGAGTGAGGCCCTTGTTCGGGCTGGAAACGAAGGAGCGGCGCAGATTGTCGAACATCTCAATAAGTTCGCTGTGTTTCGTATAGAGCCGTTCGATACACGCGCGGCCATTGAACTAGCAGCAATGTCTCGCGAAGCGCTGGGGCGGGCTGGCAAGCGCGGCGGGACAACTGCCGTTTGGGCTAAGGTGAAATTCGATAGACAGATAGTCGCTATTGCCAAGGTTGTCGGCGCCTCCGTGATTTATACAGATGACGGAGATGTCGTTACGTTCGCGAAACAAGCTGGTATCAAAGCAATAGGTCTGACAGACCTTCCTCTTCCCGTAGAGGATAGGCAGTTCAGGTTAAACTTAGAGGGCCATGGTGATGCCGACGTCCCCGCGCCAAAAGAACCTGAAGAAGAGACTCTCGGTCCAGAAGATCAGCCAAGCGCCTAGGAATCCTGCCGCACCAAGAGACGCAGACGATCTTGAACAGTCCAAGGCCTTTATCGAAAAGGCTCGCGAGATCGAAGCGGACGAGAAACATTCGGCTGCGGATGAATTGATGGGGCGCATGGCGAAAACGAAGCCTGAGCCACATAAGGCGGCCAAATCATAGCGCGGTGCGTTGCGGAGACGATCCCGTCCGCTAAGACGGGTCGTGGTTTGCAAAAACAATCAATCTCCAGCGAATAGAACCTTGTTGCGCCGTATGGCTGTGGTGGCTTTGCGGCGGCAAAACATGCCCGTGAGCAATCGCTATTTCGCGTCCGCAGCCCATGCAGCGATAGATTCCGGCGAACGGTGCCGCAACGCCGGGAGAGTGATCCTTGTCATAAGGCGGGTGATCCACCTTCGTAAGATATTTTGCTTCCTTGTACCAAGCCATTGAAACCCCTCCCAGTGCATCGAAAGGTCAACCAAATGACGAGCATTAAAAATCGGCTAGCCGTCCTTGAGGACAGCTTCGAAGTGTTGAAAGGTGAGCAGAATGTAAGGCCGCGCCTAGAGATACTTGAAGCGCAGTTTGCGGGTCTATCCGCGCGGCTTGCGTTGATTGAGAGAACTACAAAAGAGCAATCGACTGCTGCAATATTTCCTTCGCTCGCGCCTTAATCATGTCATTCGCCTGATTCAGCGTCTCATTCCCAGTGAAGTGCATCGCGAAACTTACGTTCACGGAATCATTAGAGTTGGGGTCCGAATTCCAGAGATTGATGTTGCCGCGCTTATTGGCGATATCCGGCGTGACGTTTTGAATTTGCAGAGCCACTATAAATCCTCCCTAGATGTCCGGTTGCAAGAGCAATACCGGACTACCGGAGGGAGAGATACTTGTCAAGTATATAATTCCCGCAATGAGCGTGAAGAAGCTTGGGAAGCTCACGAGCCCTAAGACCACTGGTCCGGTCGGCGTTGTTGGTGCAGTTCACTCGGATGAGATGCGCTGGAAGGCTCAGGATGCGCTCCGCACCATCCACGCGGCGGAAGGGCACAAGAAAGATCGCGAGCTGATGAAGCACGTGAAGAAAATGGCGAAAGAGCAGGCAAAAGCCTGTGGAGTAAAATAAGCGTCGGGGCGCATTCCCCAGCAAACAGGAGACCAAATGACCGAAGAGACCGTTGCAGAAACAGCAGCGGGTGATGTGAATCAAACTGAGACTACTGCCGAGACCACGAACCAAGCTACCGAGACACAAGCCCAAGAGACCACCCAGACCGAGCAGCAGACCCAGCAGGCTGAGCCGCAAGAGGACTGGCGCGACAAGGAAATCCGGCGCAAGCACGCCAAGCTCAAGGAAATGGAGCGCGAAACAGAGCGCATCAAGAAGGAGCGGGACGATGCTCTAGCTCTGGCGCAAGCTCGTATCGATAGCAGCGAGACGGCTACTGAACAGCCCGCACCGCGCACGACACAGCAGCCAGCCGTCACAGAAGCCGAGATCGAACGCCGCGCCAATCTCAAGTATCAGCAGGACAAGTATCAGGAACAACTGACGGCCACGAACGCGACCGGCGAAAAGGACTACGGCGACAAGTGGGGTAAGGCGTTAGACAAGCTCTCCACGTTCGGTCAGGTCGATCCAGCCGACATGACGGCGATCCTCAACACGGACAACCCGGCCAAGGTTCTCTTTGAACTCGGCTCCAATCCCGCCGAATATCAGCGCCTGATGGATCTCCCGCCGGCAAAACGGCTAACAGAAATCGTGAAAATTTCCATGAAACAAGAGGTCAAGCCGACTACTCAAATCTCACGCGCGCCACCTCCAACTGAAAGCGTGGGGAATCGCGTTGCGGCAGATACTGATTTGCGTTCTGAGAAAGTCTCGGACGAGGCCTGGTACGCCAAGCGTCAGGCTGAGAAACGCGAGCGGTTTGAGCAGCAGAGGGCGTTGGGTAGGCGTTGATGTTCAAACAGAACAACTCAAGGCCTCAGCATCCCTCCGGACGACCAATCGTCGAAAAGCATTTTGGAGTCATTTCAAGGCCAAGATGCCCATTCGATGGACCGCTTTCGCCCGGTTTGCGTCGTAAAGAATTGACGCATGCAATAGGTTTCACCTCGTCGCTTGGATACGAGGAAGAAGAGTAATTCCGTCCGGCCGGATAAGCCGTGTTCTAAAACACTTTGCCTTGGCTTCCTGATGTGCCGTCAAACATCTCGCTTCTACCGAATTATGAATTCGTCCTGGCGATTTCTCCAGTGCTGCGCAGAAACCCACAACCGAAGTCGCGCATCGGCCCGCACCGCCTGCTGGGAAAGGGCAGGCTCGCAGCACAATTGGAGATGTCCATCATGGCTGGTAACAGCCTTCTGACGATCTCGATGATTACCCGAGAGGCCATCGAACTCTTCGTCAACACTTAATTCGTAGGTGCGCCTATCGGTGACGATAGGTTGAAACTGGGTGAACTGCTGGAAACTCCGACCGCATGATGATGGCGAGGACAATCAGCAGCCAAGCTGCACATGTAGGGCGTGTCGCCTGAGGGGTGCAGAAGGTTCAACGACTAGGTCCCGCGCGAAAGCAGTAATGGACCCACGAGTGCCCAGCATCTCTCTGAGATGAAGATATAGCCTGAGCCGGCGAGTAATCGTCGGAAGCGCGGGATAAAGAGCCCACGCGATAACACTACTGAACGCATTCATCAAAAACCTCGATCGGCAGTACGACTCCGAATTCGGAAAGAACGGCGAAAAAATCGGTAGCCAGCTTCGCATCAGGCTGCCGAACGACTACACGGTGCGTCACGGCCCTGCCGTTTCTATTCAGGACACTTCGGAACAGCAGATCGTTCTGACGATGGCAACGCAGGACGGCGTTGACGTGTCGTTCTCGACTGCCGACCTCTATCTCTCGCTGGATGACTTCTCGGAGCGCATTTTGCTTCCGATGATGAACAACCTGGCGGGCGATGTTGCGTCCACCATCATGTCGTCGAACGCGCTTGCGCTCTGCAACATGAACGCAAATCTGGATGCGAACGGAGGACTGCTTACTCCGAACGACGGGACGTTCCTCAACGCGCAGGCTACTCTGGCGTTGAACTCGACCCCTCCGGGCGTGATGCAGAAGATCATCAACGATCCTCGCACCGAGGCTCGCGTGGTGACCTCGCTAGCTGGCTTGCTGAATCCGGCGACAGCGATCAGCGATCAGTACTACGACGGCGTGATGTACCGTGCTCTTGGTGCCATGTGGTATCACGATCAGACGGTCATCAAGGCCACCACCGGTACTGCGACTAGCGATACCGTAAACGGTGCCGGTCAGACCGGCACGTCTTTGACGGTCAACGCGCTGTCTGGCACGTACAATGTTGGCGATATTTTCTCGATCGCCAATGTGAACGCGGTCAACATGGTGACCAAGCAGACGACTGGTGAAGTTCGCCAGTTTGTTGTGACGGTTGCTGCGGCTGCCAACGCGACGACGTTGACCTTCTTCCCGGCGCTCATTCCGTCTGCGAATGGTGTGGCGGGTGGTCCTTCGGTTCAGTATCAGACCGTTGACTCTTCGCCGGCCAACAACGCGACGATCACGCCGTACCTGCCTGCCTCGACCACGTATCGGAATAACTTCCGCTACTCGCCGCAGGCTATCACGATGGCGACTGGTGACTTGCCACTTCCGGCGAACAAGGTCACTGCGCGTCACAAGTATGACAACGTGTCGATGCGTGCGATTACCGATTACATGATCGGTACGGACCAGGAGATTACGAGGCTTGATGTCCTCTTCGGCTCGTTGACCATTCGTCCTCAGTGGGGCGTCAGAATTCCGGACCTGATCTGAGATCTGACGCTAAGCGATCTCTAACGAACATCCCTTGGGGCGAAATCCCCAAGGGCTTTTTTATGCAAACAGGACAGGTTCTAAATGAACAAAATCTATGACATCCGCGATCAAATGCCGAAGTTCGCGGCCAACTTCTTCCCTCCGTATGAGCGTGAGGGAAAAGACTATCCGAAGATGATGATTAATCCGGAGACGAAGAAGCCGTATCTGGACAAGGCCAAGAACATCATCGTGGTTCAGGACGAGCACGAGGAGAAACTTTTCCTCGCTCAGCACTATAAGCCGGAAACGCCAAAGTCGATTGATGTGCTTGTGGCAAATGCCGATCTTCCTGTTGCTCAGGTTGAGCAGCGGTTGGCTGAAGCAGACACGCCGGCCAAGCGCGGTCCAGGTCGTCCTCCGATGCCGAAAACGCTGACGGCGTAAATGGCGACCGGATCAGACATCATAACCTATGCCTTGAAGAAGGCGGGTGTCCTTGGCGTTGGCAGGAATGCCAGCGCACAGGATAACACGGATGCGTTGGCTGATCTGAACGATATGATTGCTGAGTGGAATACTCAGCGATGGATGGTGTGGGATCTTCTGGTCCCTGGCTTTGTATCGGACGGACGAACGACTCCTTACACGATCGGGCCGGGCGGGAATTACAACGTATCGCGTCGTCCCGATCGGCTAGAGAGCGGATTTCTACGTCAGCTAGTTCAGAGCGGTCTTAACGTCGATACCCCAATTGAAATCATCCCGGCAGGCGAAGAGTACGATCGACTGAGCCTGAAAGGGCTCACATCCTTCACGCTAAATGCTTATCTGGATTCGGAATGGCCGGTTGGGAACATCTTTCTCTACCCGTGGCCGAATGCATCTCAGTACCAGATGTTCTTTCGGCTTAAGGACGTGATCCCGCTTGTTACGGCGGCCACTGATCTCTCCATCATTCCCGATCAATACATGTCTGCGCTCAAATTCAATTTGGCGCGGCGACTTCGGCAGGCCTACGGCAAAGGCCTTCAACCCGATGTCGAATTGAACATGCTGGCGCGCAATTCGCTGGATGTCGTCAAGTGTTCGAATATCCAGATTCCGGAGTTGGTGCTCCCGAAGGTCCTAACGATGATGAGCAGCAGTTACAATATTTTGAGCGATCAATTTAGTGGGGCGAATTAGCGTTGAGTAAATACCGTTGAAAAATTGTCTGACCAATGGTCCGGCGCAAACTGACTTTTAAAAGGAGACTTTGAACTATGTCTATCGTCGGAAAGGCACCTCCCGCAAATTCCTCTTACCAGCTCATTGATGGGCGATGGGTTCTTGCTGTTGCGGCCGGGCTCAATCGCCCTTATCAGAGTGGCTTCACAGCTCATGCTGGCGGCACCAAAGCTGCTGCGCTTCAATTGCCGGCGCAAGTTGCCTTTCTCGAAGTAGACACGACCGCGACGAATGGCGACAGCGTTCTGCTTCCTGCTGCTCTTTCAGGCATGGAAATCAAGGTGTGGAATAACGGCGCAGCGACGCTAGATATTTACGGGCGCGGCACTGACACCATCAACCAGAGCGTAACCGCGACGGCATACACCTTGACGGCTGGTCAGGCGGCTCATTTCTGTTGCGCCAAGAACGGTTCGTGGTTCGCTATCAAGACCGCCTAAGTCTGACGCGCCGTGGGCAAACTTTATCTGACGAGCGGGGCGTATCAGGCTCGTAGCGTAATCCAAAATGCCCAACGGTGTTTGAACCTATTCCCTGAGGCGAACCCATCGGAAACCAATCCGCCCGTTCCTGTGACCCATCTGCCCAGACCTGGGAAGAAAACCTTTGCCATTCCTCCAACCCTTGGAGCTGGCAGGGGCCTTTACCGTGCTACCAATGGCGATTTGTACACAGTTGTTGATGAGGTCTTGTACTTCGTCAACAGTGTCGGCGTGTATTCGGCAATAGGGAACCTGGGAGAAAAGACCAACCCCATCGTATCGATGGCTGACAATGGTCAGGATGTCGGCGATGACATGGTGGTGGTGGACGGCACCACGAACGGCTGGACGGTTACACTTTCCACGCGTGCCTTCGCTCCGATTGTGGATGGGACCGGCACTTTCGTTGGGTCCACAACGGTCAAGTATACGACCGGGTTTTTCACCTTCAATGCTCCCGGTACTCCTTACTGGTATTCGTCGCTTCCCAATTCCGTGACGTTTAACGCCCTGGATTTGGCAAGCAAGAACGGATACGCAGACAATATCCAGATCATTGGCATTAGAGCTCGTGAAGTCTGGCTGATCGGGGTGTTATCGACCGAGCCTTGGTATCTGGCGGGGACTTCGCCTTTCGCGTTCGAGTCGATCTCAACCACGTTCGTTTCCTACGGCTGTATCGCTCCTTATTCTCAGGTCGATCTTGACTCGGAATTGTTCTGGATTTCGCAAGACCTGAAAGGGCAGGCGATTGTTGTCCAGTCGAGTGGGTACAAAGCCGAACGAATCTCGACCCACGCCATTGAGCAGATTTTACAGGGGTATGTTGCTCAATTTGGCACGATTGCTGACGCGATAGGATCGACCTATCAGATCGGTGGCCATACGTTCTATGTTCTGTCCTTCCCGACTGCTGATGCAACGTGGCAATACGATATCGCCACCAAGCAGTGGTCACAGCTTTGCTGGTTGGATAATGATGGCAACGAGCATCGGGATAGGGCGTTGCTCTACGTCAACGCCTACAACCAGGTTCTTGGCCTCGATTGGCAGACTGGCATCATCTATACGATCGACGTGAACACGTTCACGGACAATGGTCTCCCCATTAAGTGCCTGCGTAGTTTCCCGCACGTTGTAGACGAGATGAAGCGCCTCACGGTATGGTCTCTTGTGGCTGATATGGAGTGCGGTACGACCACGGATACCGTGAACACGCCATTGCTGAATTTGCGTTATTCCATGGATCGCGGCGTTTCCTTCAGCGATTACCTGACAACCTCGATGGGTAATATCGGCGAGTATCTTACCTCTCCGCAGTTCACAAGATTGGGTCAGGCTCGTGACTGGGTTTTTGAGTTGTCGTGGTCTGAGCCGGTCAAGACGGCGCTGAATGGGGCGTATATTCTGACGGAAGAGGCGCAGTCTTAGCGTATTCAAGGTGAAATTAGATGACCGACAGCATGATAGATAAGGTAGCTGCGGCAATTCATGGTGTCGAAGGCCTCATGATTCCGTTTGCTGCCTTAAGAGAAGAGTCGGAGTTAAAACGTGCCTTGAGATTGAAGGCATGCGTTGCAATAGAGGCTATGCGAGACGTTCCGGAAAGTTGTTTTGACGACTATCGCAGTGACAAGATGTGGCGGGACCTTAATAGTAAAGAGGTTTGGAATCTCTGGCTAGACGCCGCCCTTAAGGTGAAATCGTGATTGTTGGTCTTGATTATGACGGCACTTACACGCGAGATACATTCACGTTTCAAGGTATTGTGAACGATTTTATCAGAGCGGGCCATAAAGTTGTTTGCATCACGATGCGAAGGCCAGAGGAGCGTGTCGAAATACCAGGATGCGAAACAATTTACACATCTCGTCGTGCCAAACTTCTCTATGCTGAGGAGAACGGAATCCCGATAGATATTTGGATCGATGACAAGCCGCGCTTTCTATTGTGCGATGGTTAGGCTGTGATCGACCTCAAGAAGGCTTACGCATGGGCCGCTGACGGAAAGTTCTTTCTTTCTCGCCTTCCCAAGCGTGACAAGCCGCAGCCTAAAAACACCTACGAAACGCGCGATGCCCTTGCCGCAGAGGCGAGGGGAAGAGGAATAACGGTTGTCTGGATCGACGCAGCAACCCATTAACATGCCAACAGCGGCCTCGCCGCTGGTTGAGGGTTTACAAGCGGGTCCTGCGCAAATCTGGTGGCGGTTCTGGAACGCGTTGCTGAATCGAACTCTGCAAACGGTACAGGCGACGGTTAACCCAACCGTAACGGCGGCCGGAACGACACAGGCCACGGCGGCGGCGTTGGAATCTGAGTGGAACGTCGTCACATCAACACCTGTTAATTCTGGCGTTGTGCTGGATGGCTTCAACATCGGTGTTTCGACCACGGTATTCAATCAAGGCGGCGCGACGCTGAAGGTATATCCGCCTCCTGGCATGTCGATCGACGCACTGGCAACGAACGCGGCTTATTCGCTATCAAACGGCAAGCTACAAATCTTCAATCAGATTTCCGACACGCAATTTCTTACCACTCAATTGCAAGTACCATAGGGGCTTATGGACAACTTTTTCAGACTGGCAAAAGGCGTCAACTTTAATCCACTGTTGGTGGCGATCAATCGTCAACCAGAATTATGGGATCGGAACACGCTTCGGACCAAACATCCAAACACGGCTCACAGTGAGGTGTCGGATATCTGGCTGATGTTCAATGAACTCGGCGAAGATGTCGCTAACGATATCATCGTTAAGCCATATCCTGCTTTTGAGAAACTGCCACAAGCTCGACCTCTGATCTTCGATCTCATGCGAACGGTTGAAGGCGTGACACTCGGAAGGGTGATTATCACCAAGCTTCCTCCGGGCAAGAAGATCACGCCGCATGTCGATGGAGGGGCGCCGGCCACTTACTATAAGCGCTATCAGATGGCATTGCAAAGTCTGCCGGGGGCGCTGTTTACGATCAGGGACGAAACAGTGCAGTTCGAAAGCGGCGAAGTCTGGCTGATTGATAACAAGAAAGAGCATTCGGTCGTCAATAATTCGCGAGATGACCGGATCGTCATGATCGTGGATATCCGCAGTTGACAGAGCTATCCGTCGATAAGTCCATTAGTGCTTCTCAGCCAACAGTTGAATGTTGTCTTGCCGACATGATGGCGGCGCCGGGATGCGTAGTTCAGATCGACGGTCATGAATTGTCGGCATCAGACAAGGCTCGCGTTGTCTCTGCTCTAAGGGCGGTCTCCGCTCTGATGGTTGCGTTCTTTCCGACAGATTACACGAGGCTCGGCGCTTGATCACGTATCAGGTTGAGCCTTACGAAACCGCCCTTCCTGAACTGAAAGAGCTTCTACCGGTACATTGGCTAGAGCTGGCATTGTTTCAGGACATGATGCCGCTTAAGCCACAGCACGCCGAATACATCGCGAGGGATCGAGAAGGAAGACTCTTCCTTACTACATGCCGCAAAGACGGTGAGTTGATCGGGTATTACATCACCCTGATACACAACTCGCTGCACTACGACATCCCGACCGCCACGATGGATATCATCTACATGAAGATCGAATACCGATCTCGTGGATATGCCATTCGGATGATCAAATTCGTTGAAAAAGAACTGATAAAGCGCGGCATTCAGATTTGGTATTCGGGTTTTAAAACTCAAAAAACATTAGGGCTTGATCGGGCGCTAAACGCGCTCGGCTTTGGTCCCGCTGATACTTATCTCGTGAAGTGGATCGGCAATTGAAGCTTAAGCTATTCGATTACGAAGATTGGAAGCCATCCACTGACTGCTGTATCGCTGCCGCTGCTATCGGCGGGGCTGCTTCATTGGCCGGAGCCGGGATTAGTGCGTTTGGTGCGACGACCGCCGCAAACGATCAGGTCAAGGCTCAGCAAGCCGCTATCGCTGCTCAGCAGCAAATGTTCAATGTCGGGCAGCAGAATTTGCAGCCGTTCATTCAGGGTGGTGCTAATGCAATTCCTCAATTGGCAGCGCTCAGCAACACCTCGAATCCGAATTCTACTCTCTCGCAGTTGCTGGCGCTGACAACTCCTGGTTCGAATCAGACTGCTACGTTGGAAAAAACTCCTGGCTTTCAGTTCCTATCTCAGTACGGGACGATGGCGACGGAAAATGCTCAAGCTGCTCAAGGAGCGGGAGGGCCGGGTGGTAATTTAGCAACCGCGATTTCCAACTATAATCAGGGTCTAGCTGGAACGCAGTATTCGACCATCGTCAACTCGCTTCTAGGTGCCTATGGGGCTGGAACGGGCGCGCTTCAGAATCTCGCTAATATGGGGGCGAATGCGGCTGGAGGACTGGCTTCGAACGCGACAGCAGCGGGCCAGGGTATCGCCAGTTCAACTGCCGGTATCGGCAACGCGCAGGCCGGGGCGGCTACGTCGATCGGGAACAGCGTCGGATCGGCTGTTGGAAGCATCGGCTCCAATCTCAGCAATATGAATATCCTCTCTCTGTTGTCAGGTCAGGGCGGCTTGTTTGGAGGTGGCGGCATCTACGGAGGTGGCTCGCCGGGTACTTCCATCGGTGGTGCGGTAGGCCCGACCTCGTTTGGCGGGGCTAATGGGCCTGCACCGCTTGTCGGATACGGGTTGGGCGCATGATGGACAGTCCCGGAGCTTCAAATATGAGCAACCCGCTCGCCAATCAGCAAGCCCCGGAAGGCAACGGTAATCCGTTGGCGAGGATCGCCCCACAGATGGGGCCGTCTCCCCAACCCGCTCCAACGAGAGCACAGACGACTGCGGCGGTGCAGAGATTTTCCGCTATCCAAAACGCGATGCGCTCAGTGATGCAAGATCCGGCTTTCGGTAAGGAAAACGTTCGGCCTGAAGTCATGGATGCTGCGTCGAAGCTGCTGGGAAGCAAGCTTCTAAGCTTGCCTGAAGTGATGAACAGCATTTCAAGTCTACCTGACGACCCAATCAAGCAGAAAGCTTTCATTGAGGGGATTTTCAATTCTGCTCGTACTGCCGAATCTCAGGTTCTTGATCACCATGGAGCAGCGATAGTTTCCGGCAAACTTCCTCCAGATGGAGGTGATAGCTACGATCCTAGCGCGCAAGAGCAGCATATGAATGGTTTGCTCTCACACTATCAGAGGTCGTAAATGGCCGATGTCAACACAGCGATTTATCAACCGTTGCAGGCACCGCAGCAACAGTTAGGCCCGTTGCAGGTGCTGCAGATGATCGGGCAGCTTAACGCCAATAAATTATTTCAACAGGAATTTGATTCAAGGCAGGCTATCGGTGACGCATACAAAGCTAGTAATGGCCCTAATGGCCTTGACGCCCAAAAGCTGCGCTCGCTATTGCCGAATGTTGGCTATCACGCGCCAGAGGCGGTCGCGAGTGGCATTGCCAACGAATCTGCCTCAACTGATCTTGACTCAAAATATCAGCAGGCCGCGAGCCAAGTGATTGGCGAACTCTCAACCCATAAAACAATTACGCCTGTCGATATCTCGCAAGCGAAACAGAGATTGGCGGCGATGAGGGTGCCGGGAGGCGCGATCACTAGCATTTTTTCGTCGGCTCCCACCGATCCTAAAGAGCTGAAGGCTTGGGCAGCAACTCACGCGAATCTGGCCAAAGGTATAGGCGAAACGACTCAGCTCGTGCCGGGTGCGGTCAACGAGCAAACCGGCGTGCGACCGCTCCAGCCTGCAGGCCAAGTGTTGCGTCAAGCTGTTACTGGCGAAGGCGTCAACCCGGCGCTTCCGCTGGGAGAGCAGGAAAAGCGCATGGCATCGCAGAATACTGCGATTGCGTTGCGTGAGCGCAATGCTCATTACGCCGAGGATATGGTGCCAATCAATGGCTTTCTTGACGCCGTTGAGGCCCTTCCGCCCAAGTCTACTGGGCCGGGACAGGAAGAGCTTAACAAACTTAAAACCGCGCTCTATCCGTTCTCTGATTGGGTTCCCGGACTTGATAAGGCGCTTGGTGATCCTGAGAACATGGCGAATTTCACCAAGGGACAGAAGTATGCAACGCAGCTTGCGTCTCAAGTTGCTAACAACATTGGCCCTCATACCAACCAGGGTTTGACGACTGCGTTTAGCGCTTCTCCAAATATGAGCATGACGCAACTTGCCGCAAAGGACTTGGGCAAGGTTCTGTATGGTCTTCGCAATATGCAACAAGTGATGATGTTGCAGGCGAAGAAGGAGAACGTCCCGGATACGAATCTACTGAATTGGGCTTCTGAAGATTGGTCTACGCGCGTCAATCCGGCGGGGTTCATGTGGGACCGGCTGGACGATACCGAGAAGGGTCGAGTTCTTCATAAGATAGAAACGATTAAAGACCCTTATCGGCGTAGCGCTGAAATGAAGAAGCTGCGCAATTCGGTGGAAATGGGGATTCAATCCGGCATTATCGCCGGACCGCCACAAGAGCAACAGCAGTAATGGCAGATCTTTCGCCCCAGGACCTGGACATGATCACTCGCACCGTGATCGGTGAGGCGGGACAAGAACCGAATATTGGTAAGGCAGCCGTGGCTCATGTCATCCTCAATAGGATGAAACAGAAAAACGCGCCTGATGCTGCCAGCGTTATCCTTGCCCCCAAGCAGTTCACGACTTGGCAAGACCGGCCACGCGAGTTGCAGGCGATTTCTCCGAAGTCGAAAGCCTATCAGGACGCTTACAATATCGTTCATAACGTTGTTGATGGCGATATTCCAGACCCAACCAACGGCGCATTGAACTATGCCAATGTCGATCAGGTGCAGCGGTCGGGCAATACTTCGGCCATGAAGTGGATTAATGGCATGTCCAATGTGAACAAAATCGGTTCGCATACGTTTGGCAATGCTGATGGAGTCCCGGTGGCGAGCAATGATTTCGACACCGATAAGCAATTCCTGGAATCATTCGGCAAAAAGTCGGTTGCGACCCCGGAAGCTTCATCCAACTTTGACGACGATAAGAAGTTTCTGCAATCGTTTACCTCAAAGAGTGCTGCACCTGCTGCAGTAACACCTTCGGATTCATCTATTCCGGTTCCTGAAGCAAACATGACGCCGGAACAGAAAGCGGATTTCAACGCTAGCCTCCAAAAGGGCGCGGATGAATCTCAGAAGTCCGCGTTACAACGCTTTCGGGAGGCGCTTGATCCGGTAAGCGCGGTTAGCTCGGCCGCAAGCTCGGTTTTTGACAAAGCTAAACAAAGCTGGAACTCAATCGGAAACGGCGTATCAAGCCCCAATATCGCACCCACCTTTGAAACGTTCCCATCCAAGGTAACTACGATTGCCGGCAATGAAGAGCCGGCTACTGGCCTTAGGATGAAAGACCCAGGAAAGGTTCTTGGTGTCCTTGGTGGACTTGCTGGAGTTGCCACATCTCCCATCAGCGCCGCTGAAAGCGGAATTGAATCGCTTACCGGTAACAAGGATTTTGCAGAGAAGCTGACTGATCTAGTCCCTGTACCTAAATTACTCAGGGGAGTTAATGAAGCTCGTCCCGCCGTGAAGGCGGTTCGTTCGGTAGAAGATTTGTTGCCTCCTGAAGCATTGGAAAATGCTACCCGCAATCCAACACTGGCTCCTGTAGACGTATCAGATCAGGCCCGTAAACGTGCGGACATGATCGCAACTGATGCGTTGGCACCGAGAGCACAAAAGGCCGTGCTGGATTTTGTGGATCAACGCAAGGGTGAGCTGAAGGGCGATGTTCAATCTGCCGTCGAGACCTTGGGCGAGTTGCCGACTCCGTTTGACGTGGTGAAGCAGATTCAGCAGCGGGCACGCGATACGGGCGCGAAGGTCATCAATCCCGTCGTTGAGAATGCAGAACCCGTACCGATCAAGCCGCTATTGAAGCAAATCGATCGTATGATCGGGTCGCCTGAAGCTATTGCTGGCGAGACGCCACGTATTCCGTTGACACCAACTCAGGTGCGCTTACTGAATCTTCGACGCGATATTACGACTGGCGAGATGGCGCCACTTAATGAGCGCGCAGGCCTTTCAGTTGGTCCGATCAATGATGCCCTGAAGCAGAGCCAAGCTGCGGCTGATGCCGGAACGAAGGCCGGTTACATGGGGAAGGACAGGACGGCAGATTTCATAGAAGCGCGCCGTCTTTTGAATAGCGCGCGTCGTGGCTACACTTCGGAAGATGATTTGGTTGCTGGTCTAAAGGATCTGGCAAAAAAGCAAAATATCGTCGGACCCATTGATGATGCGCTGAAGATGATTCAGAAGGGGCCGGAAGAATTTCGAGGAGCAGATTTCCTCCATGGCGTTCAATCGCGTTTGCGCGAGGAAGCTACTGCCCTTTCTAAAAGCTCTACTGGTTCTGATCGTCTCATGTCGGGCGATCTGTTCGACGCTCGCGACAAGATTGTGGGAGCGATTGATAAGGCTTCCAGCGGTGAATATCGGCCAGCGTTGGCTCAATATCGTACTGACAAGGAAGTGGCCGATGCCTTCGATAAGGGCCTGAACATTTCGCAGATGCCGGGGAAGACTTCGGAGTCGATCCTCGAACATTCTGGCGAAAGCTGGAAGGATTGGGCAAAAGAATCCAGCACTCATCCTGATGAGTTGGCTTCGGCTCGGCTTGGTGCGCTGTCATGGATGGCCCATGAAATTGAAGGCGTGAGGGCTGGAAAGAAACTACTCGAAACCCCGAAGAACCCGGTTCTTCAGGCCAAGTTGGGAGCACTTTTCGGTAAGGATAAATCGGAACAGTATCTTAACCTGCTTGAGGACACCAACAACAAGGCCAAGAGCGCCCAGATTGGCAATAATTCGGCCACCTTCCAACGGATGCGAGAGGCTGAAGCCTCACCGATCAGGGTGCCTGGACAGAACAAGAGTAGCCAGGCCACGCTCCAAAGCATCTTCCCGATTGCCGCCGGCATCGCGGCTGAGTCCATACCTCAGTTGGCAGCATTTCACGGCATTCCATCAATGATTGGACTTGGCGCGGCTGCAGCACGCGGCGGCTACGCCGTCGCTAAGCATGTAGTCCAACATCATCAATATAAGAGCGATTTAGCTCGCAGGTTAGCTGAAGCTCGGCGGCTCACGACGCCGTTTTCCCAGCAACCTGATTTGCTGCAGCTTATGCGGGCTAGGCGCGAATTGCCTAGCCCGAGTTACAAACTCCAGGATTTGCTTTCTCCTGCGTTCCTCTCGGCGCCTACGCCATAGGAATGCGTACCAAACGTATATGCGCTCCAATTCGATAAGCGCGTAATCCAACAAGAAGAATCCAAGCGGTCGCATCAAGCCTCCTCAGCGCCCGCGCCCATCCTACCATAAATAGAGCATCATATGCACTCTGCAACCAGGCAAGTTATTGCCGGGATACTGATCTATTTTCTGACGATTTATCAGGTATTTGGGCAGGCCGCGCTGCTTCCGAATGCTGAACAGCAATATTTTGACAACAGCGGCCATCCATTGGCGTCCGGCAGCGTCACTTATTACGTACCCGGCACGACCACGAAAAAAACCACGTGGCAAAATTCTTCACAAACAGTCAACAATCAAAATCCTGTGCCGCTCGACATTGGCGGTCATTCGATCGCGTATGGACAGGGTAGCTATCGACAAATTGTCCAAGATGTAAACGGCGATGTCATCTGGGACCAGCCCACGACGGCTTATGGGTCTTCCCAGCCGAGCGGCGCGACGGGAACGGATACTGCGCCTGTCGGCTCGGTGATGGCCTACGGCGGCTTTGCGGCGCCTACGAATTGGCAGTTCGCGGCCGGCCAGGCTTTAAGCCGAACCACGTTTGCCGCGCTGATGACGGCGATTACGATTCAAGCCACAGGCATCTCCTGCACCAATACCTCTACGACCCTGACAGGCTTTACGGACACCTCAACCATCCGCATTGGTGCGCCGATCGAGGCGACGTGTCTTCCTACATCCACCACGGTCTCTAGCATCACGAACGCGACCACGATCGTGGTTTCAAACGCTGCTGCTGCAACCTCAACCGTGACCGCGACTATCTTTCCTTGGGGTAATGGCGATCAGGTTTCGACCTTCAACGTTCCAGACTTGCGTGGGCGCGCACCGGTAGGCGCGGACTGCATGGATTTCGTGGCGCTGGGCAGCACGTGCGCTGGGAATCTGACAACGGCTTTTTATGGGGCTAATCCTGGGGCGGGTGGTCAGGAGGGAGGAGCGCAATCTGAGACTTTGGCTCAAGGCAATTTGCCGAATTTCGTTCCGAAGTTCACAGGATCTTCTGGGGCCGTCAACGTTACATCGACTCCTACCAACGTGGCGCAAGGGTCGAACGTAAATGTCAATCAGCCTGGCACCGGATCGCCAACGGCCTTTCCGAGCCTCTCGTATAGTTCGATCGCTTCAACTGGCACTTTCACGCCGAGTGGCACTATCTCAACATTTTTAGGTGGCGTTGCGGTTTCGGCCACCTTGGGATCTACCGGTTCTGGATATCCCGCGAGTTCAACCGTCACACTGACTCTTTCCGGAGGGACGTGCTCTGTTGAACCACAGTTCAGCATGAGCACGACAAGCGGTGGTGCTCTAACCGGGAGTGCCACTCTCGTCACCGCTGGTCAATGTACGACAGCCCCATCCAATCCAGCAGCGACCACGAGTGGCACAGGATCAGGCGGAACGCTCAATGTCACTTATAGCGCGGCTCCTTTCGCTACCGTCCCCCCATCCAGCACTTTCAATTACATCATCAAGGTTGCTCCCAACTCGACCGGTGCTGGCGGTGTTGTTTCCTTTGGCGGGATGTTCGGGGATATCATCTGCGACTCTACGCTGACCTGTGGTCCTATTGCCGGGATCAACACGGTTGGGTGTACACCAGCAACCACAAGCCAGCTTGGTTGCGTTGAACCTGATGGCGTTACCACCAAGATCGTTGGAGGGCAGCTTACGGCTGTTGCCGGCGTGGCTTCGTCGGTCGGGATTAGCTCAACCATAATTACTGGAGGGTTCGACGGAGATATCCTCTCAGTAAGTGGTGGCACCCTCGGACAAGTGGCAACTACCGGCTCCGGATCTGTGGTGCTGGCAACGAGTCCAACGCTTGTAACTCCAACGATTGGGGTTGCTATGGCAACCTCGGTTAATGGGAACGCCTTTTCAGGTGGGCCG